TACGCTTTTAATTGGACTGTCGAGCAGCCGGAGAACAGAGGTATTTTGCTAAAGGATATTCTCGAATCAGGCGAAGACCTAACCGGCAACGATAAATCTTTTTGTATTACATCATCATACAGCGGTGCGGTAGCGTGGAACACCATAGAGCGACGTCAACGGAATATGGTAGCCGAGCCAGTGCGTGTGGGTGATTTACCTAACGCAAAAGGTGAAATAAGCGGCAGTCAGGCAACGCGCGTTTACAGTGTTAATGGCAAATCCGTGAACATTGTAGCGAACGGAGGAGGACAGGGTGCTAAGACGGGGTTATATGCAGTCCCCGCAACTCAAAAATCAACTGATGTGTACGAAGTAAGAGACGGATTTATTACAATCAAGAACAAGCGATACCCTATTAAACTTGCCGATGGCTTTTATACCATTCGCAAGCTGACCCCGTTAGAGTGTGAAAGATTGCAAACGCTCCCCGACAACTATACAAAAGCGGTAAGCAATACTCAGCGATACAAAGGTTTAGGTAACGGTTGGACGGCAGAGGTTATCATTCATATTCTTAACGGTATTTTGAAAAATGTTCCGAAAGACGAAGAAATAATTGTTCTTTCTCTCTATGACGGTATTGGAACTGGACGATATTGTCTTGAAAAGATGGGATTTACCAATATCAAGTATCACGCTTACGAGATTGATAAATATGCTATCAAATGTGCATTGGATAATTACCCCGACATTATCCAACACGGGGACGCTTTTGCAGTCCGTGAGGACTCTTGGAGACCTCCGCAAACTAAGTCCGAATGGCTTGACGAGCTTTTGGGAGGTGACGAGGAATGAGACTGATTATCTACGATGTTGAGGTTTTCGCCTTTGACTGGATTGTGGTTTTCAAAGATGTCGAAAGCGGGGTACATACGGTCATTCACAACGACAGCGAAGCCCTCCGAGAGTGTATTTTCGAGGACGGTATCTATGTCGGGTTTAACTCCAAGCACTACGACCAATTTATCATCAAAGCCGCCGTGTGTGACTTCTCCCCGCAGGAGATAAAGGCACTCAACGATTTCCTTATCGGCGGCGGTAGAGGTTGGGAGTACGCCCCATTAAAAGAGTTCTACTTCCGCTTCAACAATGTGGACATTCGAGACGATGTTCAGCCGGGTCTATCCCTCAAGGCTATCGAGGGTCACATGGGTATGGATATTCAAGAGACGGAGGTATCGTTCGACCTTGACCGTCCTCTCACCGAGGACGAGCTACGGCAGACGGTGTACTACTGTATTCACGATGTAGACGCTACCCATGAATTGATGAAGCTCCGAGCGGACTATCTCAAGACTAAAAAGAACCTCGGCAAACGAGCGGGGATTGATGGAGCGAAGTCCCTTGCCGCCACTAACGCCAAGCTGACCGCCATGATGTTACGGGCAGAGCGTAAAGAGTGGGACGATGGACGAGAGTATGTCTATCCCGAAAATCTTGATACCGCCGTTATCCCAAAGCCTATCTTGGATTTCTTTGAGACAATCCACGATATGTCAATCCCCGATGATGTTCTGTTCAAGACCTCGTTCGAGATTGAAATTGGCGGTATGCCCTGCAAATACGCATGGGGCGGTGTCCACGGCAGTTTAACAGGATATTACGAAGAAGCGACAGAGGACAGAATTATCCAAAACCGTGATGTTTCGAGCCTGTACCCCTCACTGATTGAGATATACAACTACCTCTCTCGTAATGTTCCCGACCCCGAATTGTTCTACGCTATCAAGCGTGACCGCATACAGGCAAAGCACAACGGCGATAAGCAGACGGCAAAGGACTTGAAACTACCGCTCAACACGGTATCGGGCGCACAGGAAAACCGTTACAACGACCTGTATGACCCTCTCCCGACTCGCTCTCTGCGTATATCGGGACAGCTTTTCCTTACCGTTCTTACTATGCGTCTGCTGAACGCCTGTAAAACCATCAAGCTACTCAACCTTAACACGGACGGCTTGATGTATTCCATCGACAAATCCGAGCTTGCTCTTGTAGACGAAATCGCCCACGCATGGGAAGCCGAAACCAAGTTTGAGCTTGAGGTCGATGATGTTCAGAAAGTTTGGATTAAAGATGTCAACAACCTCTTGATGATTAAAACCGATGGTGAAGTCAAGACCGTTGGCGGGTATCTGAACTATGGTGTGTCCGTAAAGGGCGCATGGGCGATAAACAATAACATGATTATTGTCAAGAAAGCTCTTATTGAGTATTTCGTCCACGGTACACCCGTTGAGGACACAATCAATGGCAGTACGAATATTTTTGATTTCCAGCTGATAGCCAAGGCAGGGGCAAAATACCGTGAAGCCTATCACATTGTCGATGGTGAGCAAGTTCCCGTGCAGAGGGTAAACCGTGTGTATGCCACGGCTGACGAGCGATACGGGAAGCTGTTCAAGGTAAAAGAGGAAACAAACGCAACCGCAAAAATCGAAATGCTCCCCGACCATTGCATTATCGACAATGACAATCATCTATCCATTGACAATGTAGACAGAACATTCTACATCGAGATGGCAAAAAAGCGAATTAACGATTTTCTCGGAATCAAACCGCCGAAGAAGAACACTCGCAGGATAAATACCCTTGCAAAAAAAGCATTAAAAATTTTGGAGGAGGTGAATTAATGAAGGATTGGACGGGTAACAGTCGTTCGACACACGCAACCCTCGGCGCAAGAAACTATGCGTTAGAGGAGCGGGAAACAAACGACTATTATGCCACAGAGCCAAAGGCTCTTGAACTGCTTTTGCAAGAGGAAAGCTTCTCTCCGAACATCTGGGAGTGTGCTTGCGGAGAGGGACACTTATCGAAAGTCCTCAAAGCACACGGATACAAGGTGTTTTCCACCGACCTTATAGATCGAGGGTACGGGTTAGGAGGAATAGACTTTTTGCAATGGAACAGTCCCTATGACGGAGATATTGTTACCAACCCACCGTATAAGTTCGCCTTAGAGTTCGTTCAAAAGGCACTCGAAGTGATTACAGACGGTCATAAAGTGGCTATGTTTCTGAAATTACAGTTCCTCGAAGGAAAAGCGAGACGAGCGTTCTTTGAAAAAGCCCCTCCCCGAAAAGTTTATGTCTCATCGAGCCGACTACACTGCGCTATGAACGGAGATTTCGAGAAATACTCCAAATCTAGTGCAGTTGCATACGCTTGGTTTATATGGGAAAAAGGTAACACCGAAGCACCTATTATCAAATGGTTTAACTAAATTGTAAAGGAGAAAAATTATGCCTACAAAGAAACCCGCAACCGAACAGACCACCGTCGAAACCTCTGGAATGAATGTGTGGTCTAAACTTCTTACAGTGCGTAATGAGTTTTACGTCGCAGGAGCGAAGAAAACAGGAAAAAATCTTCACGCCGAATTTATGTATTTCGAGCTTGACAATATTGTCCCAGTGGCAGCTCCCATTTTCGCAAAGTACAAACTTCTGCTTATACCTACCTTTGTAAACGGTAACGCTGTTGCGATGGTCGTAAACACCGAAAAACCAGACGAACACATCGACTTCTCAATCCCGTTACATTTCATCGCCGAGCCCGGAAAATTCCGTATGAATGAAGTACAGGGCGTCGGAGCGGCAGTTACTTACTATCGTCGCTATCTGTATATGATTGTACTTGACCTTGTAGAATCTGACAAATTCGACGGAGAGAACAAAGATAACACCGATAATACCCCTACCCCTGCACCCGCGCCTAAGAAAAAGCCCGCCACAACTGAGCAAAGAGAGGAAATCAAGAAATCCCTCACCAACTCGGACGGCGAAGCCGATGACCTACAGAAAAGCGCACTGAAAGCGGCATTGAAGAAGCTAAAAGAAATCGACCCGTCAAAGGAAGAGTTCATTCAGAAAATCGCTATTAAGACCGACAAATTTACCTCAATCAAAAAAGCAGCGTGCGAGCAGTTAATCCTTACGGTCAACGAAATGATTGAGAATTACGGTATCGAGGAGAAATAATCTATGGAATGGTTGGAAACTAATCAACTCAAAATAGTACCTCCGAAAAAGCCCAAGAAAATCACAGGTACTCGTTTTGCCGCCATTATGGGTAAAAACACTTGGAATACCCCATTTAAGACTTGGTGCGAAATAACCCGTACCTATGAAGAGCCTTTTGAGGATACTATCTACACCATTGCAGGTAAAGTCATTGAACCGAAACAGGCTGAGTATATGCGCCGTGCATACTTTATGACCGGCTTGAAAACCCCGACAGATATTTTTGGTGAGAACTACTTTAAGAAAACCTTTGGGGATTTTTTTAAAGAAAAACCTATCTTCGGTGGGATGTGGGACTATCTACTCTACGACGAGGACGGCAAACCGACAACAGTACTCGAAATGAAAACGACAAAGCGTTCCGAGGATTGGGAAAAAGACATCCCCGAATACTACGCTTTACAGGCTGCACTTTACGCATACCTTCTCGGCGTTGACTCGGTTATTATGGTTGCTTCTTTCCTCGAAGATAAAGATTATAAAGCTCCGGAAGCGTTCGTCCCCTCCGCGAAAAACACGATCACCGTCCCCTTTAAGGTGAGCGAACGATACCCCGCCTTCGACAAACTTATCAAAAAAGCCGAAAAGTGGTGGACGTCCTGCGTTATCGGCGGGGTTTCACCTACCTTTGATGAAAAGAAAGATGCCGACATACTCAAAGTCCTCCGCACCAATACTCTTAATCCCGAAACGGATATGGAGAATGTAATGGAAGAAGCGGAAGCATTGCAGGAGGAAATTGACAAGGTATCCGCTTCGGTTGCAGATAAAGAAAAAAGGCTCAAAACTCTCAAAGGCATAATCAAGGAACACGCTATGTACTCTTTCCGTGACGGAGACAAGAGCGTTGCCTTGAAAAGCAAACGGTATGTTTGGGCGGTTTCCCGTACTGAAAAAAAGGACATCGACAAGGACGCTCTGAAAGCGGATGGACTTCTCGACAAATACAATACAAAAGAAGTGGTCACGTATCGCCTTACAAGTAAACCTGTAGAGGAGGTAGAAGATGTATCTTAATCCTTTTGTGGCAGGTGTTCTGGCAACTCTGCTTATCGAAAACATAATTTTCATAGGACTTGTAATTTATTATACTGTAAAAAATAAAAACGGAGGTAAAAAATAATGGGAAAAATAACACTGAGTGAGGGATTCACACCTATCCCGGAGGGAACGCACATTTTCAAAATTGTAGGGGTTGTCTACAAAGAAGATTACGGAAAACTGGAAATTAAGATGAAAACGGCAGAAGGACAGGTTCATATTGAACGATTTTCTCTTATCAGTAAAGACGGTACACCCAACGAGGGAGCGTTGAATGCTTTTTCATATTTTGCAAGAACGGCTCTGAACGATTATACCGCACAAGACGTCGATCCTGAGGAACTTGTAGGATATTTTATAGAATGCGACGTAGAGCACGAACTCGTGCCATCTAAAAAAGACCCCGAAAAAACACTCACATTCACTCGACTCACCGATAAACGCCCTGCCAACGGATACGACAAGACGGAGGTAACCGCGCTTGCCTCCCCCAAAAGCGAAGTAAAAACAGGAGAGCTTAACCTCGATGCGCTGCTCGATTAAACAATCTCTAAACGAGGGTGTGCGGATAACCGTCACCCTCGCTACACCAAATTAAAGGAGTATAAAATGATAACTTACGAAGAACGAGTAAAGCTTTTTTCATCGCTTTTAGAGCCTAACTTGCAACAGGAGGATTATAATTCGCTGTATCAATGGTGCATTGAGAATGAATTTTTCACACAAGCAGCTTCAACAAAGTATCACGGTAACTATTCAGGAGGTTTATTCGACCATTCCTACAATGTTGCTAAAACTCTCGTAAGACTAACAGAAAGCAACTATTGCATACAGTGGGAACGCCCCGAAAGTCCGTACATCGTAGGAATGTTCCACGATATTTGCAAAACCGATAATTACCTTAACGGTACGGACGGTTACGAATATAATACGGATACTCTGCTCAAAGGGCACGGAGACAAATCGGTTATGATACTTGCCTCTTTACTCCCACTCACAGAAGAAGAAGTGATGTGTATCCGTTACCATATGGGAGCGTTTACCGATAGTAGCGAATGGAACTATTACACCCGTGCCGTTCACAGATACCCTAATGTGCTTTGGTCTCACCACGCCGATATGATAGCAGCACACGTTATCGAAAGGTAGATCATTAAGGAGGAAGCGACTATGCAATATGATACCATACCCACGGAATTAACAGCTCTCCCCCAATGGGTCTGTGCTTGGGAAAATTCAAAAATACCAATGCAAGCAAAATTTAAAAAAGGTGCTTCTTCTGTGCTTCCCGATACTTGGTCTACATACGAGGAAGCCAAAGCTGCAGTTGAAAAAGGTACTTACGACTATCTCGGATTTGTATTTAACAACAACGGAATAGTCGGGATTGACATTGATTGCGGTTATGACGAGGACGGTTTTCTCTCGGAGGTCAGTATAGACATTATGAGGGCTTGCCGATCTTACACAGAACAATCCCGAAGCGGGAGAGGTATTCATATTTACCTCAAAGGAGAACTCCCGTTCAAGGGAAAAAACAATCGTGCGGGTGTGGAAATCTATCGCAGTAGTCGCTACTTCCTTGTTACGGGAGAAAAACTGATTTACAACACGATTATAGAAAATCAAGAAGCGATTGATTATGTTGTCAGCAAATATTTTCCTGATTCCGACAAAGAAAGTACAAACACCAACTCG